CCCAAAAGTAAGAAAGATGCTCTAGTAAAAGATGTTAATAGAGAAGCATCACGCGATGTTAAAACATCTGGAGCAAAAAACCCGTCGGATGCCCAACCGGACAAAGGATACGATTTTCTTGAATCAGAAATCGAGAGAATGCCCCCTAAAGTCTTTGAGGAAAAGGCAGACGATATTGAAAAGGCTTACAGAAACGGACGAGTTCTTATGGACAAGTCTGGAGCCTCTTCCAACTAGGCAACTCGGCAATCCGACCCTTAGTTAATTTAAACTTTGTGTTGGACCTACCGACATACCTTTATTTATAACGACCTCTCTTGAGCTACCGTTAATCGTAATAAAGCCGTCAATTATAAGGTCCTATTAGCGTTACACCATTTTGGTGTGACTAATTTTATACTCTTTATAGGAGAATTATAACTATGGCTTTTCAAACAGCAGCAGCTTATGGAAACTTATCTCAGGGCAACTTTAGTCCGGTCATCTATTCTAAGAAGGCTCAACTTCAGTTCCGTAAGGTTTCGGTAGCTCAAGACGTAACTAACACTGAATACTTCGGTGAAATCTCAAGTATGGGTGATACAGTTAACATCATCCAAGAACCAACACTAACGGTTTCTGCATACTCTCGTGGTCAAGATATTAATATTCAAGACCTTGACGATGATCAAATTCAATTAGTTGTTGACCAAGCTAACGCTTATGCGTTTAAGGTTGACGACATTGAACGTAAGCACGCCCACCACAACTGGGAAAGCATGGCTTCTAGCCAAGCTGCTTACCGTCTAAGAGATGCTTTTGATACTAACATCTTCACATACATGAAGAGTAATCTAACAACAGCATTAACTATTGGTACAACCGGCTCACCTACGCCTGTTAACTACGATGGTGCTGCTGGTGACTTTTCTCCAACTCAACTATTAAACCGTCTAGGTCGTTTACTTGACGAAGGTAACGTTCCTTCCGAAGGCCGTTGGGCTGTTGTTGATCCGTTCTTCTTAGAACTGATGAGAGATGACAGCTCTAAGCTTATTAACAACGATTACTCTGAAAAGGGTGCTCTGAGCAATGGTATGGTTACAAACCGTCCAGTGCAAGGGTTTAAACTTTATGCTTCTAACAACCTCCCATCAGTTGGTACTGGGCCTTCGGCTACATCAGGAACAAACTATGGATGGCTGTTAGCTGGACATACGAGTGCGGTTGCTACTGCGGAACAAATTATGACATCAGAAAAAATTCGTGCTGAAAGCACATTTGCTGATATCATCCGTGGTCTTCACGTATTCGGTCGTGGTCTACTTCGTTCCGAGTCACTTGTGGCTTCTATTTATAACAACGCTACTTAATCGGGCATAGGAGAATAAAAATATGAGTACTATTAGTTTATATGTTGGTGGAACAACTGGTTATCCTGCGAGAGCAGGACTCCAGGGTGTTGGAGTCTTTGAGCAAGTAATTGATTTTGCTGCTGTTCTAGCAGCTAAGGGAAGCGCCCTAGCTGCTGAGGACATTGTCCAAGCAATTTCACTACCTGCTGGAGTTCAAATAATTTCAGCCGGTGCGGAAGTTCTTACTGCTGCTAATCCTTCGGCTGCTACAATTAACGTAGGGCTTGCTGGTGGAGATACCATCGTTGATGGGGCTGACGCTAAGACAGCAGGTTATTGTGCAGTCGGAACGAATGGGTTCCTTCAAACTGCTGGTAATCGTCTATCAGCAGCGGACACTATTGATGTAACCCTAGCGACACTTACAGGGACTATTTCAACAGGTAAGGTTCGTGTTTACGTTGTAATCGCAAACATTAGCTAGATTGACTTTAGCTAGTAACTATATTGGTGGGTAACCACCTATACTAGAGAGCCCCTGGGTTTTACCTCCTTTCTCCTGGGGGCTCTTTTTTAGTTCTACTTATGGGATCAACTTACTTAAATATAACCAACGCAGTTATTAGGCGTTTTTCTGATGTAGAACTAACTTCGGTTAACTTTGCAGCGGCCACTACCTATCATGCCTATGTTAAGGATGTTGTTAACGATGTCATTCGTGAGATACAACAAACTGAAAGACAATGGCCTTTCAACCATCAAACAAAAACCCAAACTCTTACAGTGGACGAGCAGGAATATCCTTGGCCTACAATAGCTGATGGTGATGATGGTGATGCAGAAGCAATTGATTGGGATACGTTCTTTTTAGTTAAAGATGATACACTTTCTATTTCTCAAAAGAAACTAGAAAATATTGATTATGATGAATATCTAGAGAGACATAAATCTAGAGCAGAAAACATGATTATTACAGGAACTAATCTTAGAGTTCCTAAACTTATTTATAGAGCCCAAAACAATAATTGGGGCGTTGATATTAAACCTGATCGTGAATATCAAGTTTCTTATGAATATTGGGGCTACCCATCAGAGCTAACAGCTTTTGATAATGCTACTACAATTCCTAGTAGGTTTGATTGGATCATTAAACACGGATGTTACTCTGAGCTTTATGGTCAACGTGGTGATCCTGGTATGAAAGATCGCTATGCTAATTCATATAGAAAAGGTTTAGATAACATGGTTGAACTTCTTATTAACAAACCTAGTGAATTTAGAGATGGTAGAGTTGGGATTGCTGGTTAGTGGCTGAATGGAAAACTAAAGTTGTAGTAATGGAAGGCGGAACTCAAACTTCCCTAGAATTTATTGCACAAGAGTCACAATTACCTGGATCACTTATAGACTCTCTAAATGTTGAGTCAGGAAAATCTGGCGGCTATTCTCGTATTAAAGGTTTTGCTAAATTTGATTCTAATGAAGTTCCAGGTTCTGGAAACATCTTAGGAACTTTTGTATTTAATGGTGGTGCTATAGCCTGTAGAGGAACTGCTGTTTATTTTAGTTTAGGCTCTGGGTGGGGTTCTGCAATAAATCCTTCTACTAGAACTTCAGCAGGATACTACCAAGGTGAAAAATATACTTGGGGTGCTACAGAGAGAATTACACTAGTTGATGGGGTTAATAAACCCTTCAAGTATGATGGTTCTACAGCAACAGACTTAACAGCGGCTCCTGCGGGTGCTACGTGTGTTACGGAATTTAAAAACCATTTATTCCTTGGTGTTGGAGGTACTTTATATTTTAGTGCTCCTAATAATGACACTGATTACACTACAGGTAGCGGCGGTGGAGCAGATGTTATAGGTGATGAAATAACTGCCTTAGCATCTTGGAGAGGTAATTTATATATCTTCTGTAGAGGAAGTATTCATAGACTTTCAGGAAACAATGCTTCTGATTTTGTATCAGAGCCCATTACAGAATTTCTTGGTTGTGAGCATGGTAACACAGTAAAAGAACTTGCAGGGGATTTATTTTTCCTAAGTGATGCTGGTGTTAGAACTATGTCAAACACTGAAACAGTTGGTGATGTTAGCTTAGAGCTTGTTACCGATATGTTACGTGCAGATGTACAAAGTTTACATGATATATTTGAAGGTGGTATTATTCATGCTGCTATTAATAGTACAAAAGGTCAATACAGATTATTTGGATATAAAGACTCTGTAGGAACCTCAAACCCTTTAGATGCTATTAATATTTGTGCCACAACAAACATGCAGGGTCAGCCCACACTTGAATGTTTTAAAATTAAAGGCATTTATGCGACCGGAGCAGACTCAGACTTTAAAGAAGGTAATGAACTTTTTCTCCATGGTTGCGGGGTGAGTGGGTACATTTATAGACAAGATTTTGGTGACTCCTTTGATGGAGGAAATATAGAAGCTTTTATTCAACTTCCTTATATGGTTTTTGATGATCCTGCTTTTAGAAAGAACATCCACAGACTTACAGTACATGCTAATGCGGACTCAGATGCTCTAGTACAATTATCTGCACAGTTATATTTAAATGATAACGATCAAACAATAGTACAACCAACATCAATTGATTTATCAGGAAATGTTCCAGGAACTGCTGCAATTTATGGATTTGCTGGAGGAACATCTGGAGGAACTTTGTATGGTGCTTTTATATATGGTCAGGGCGTTACACCAAAGTATAAAGCATATCCGTCTGGGTCTGGTGAAAACATTTCGACTAAACTTTTTAGTAATGACACACTACCAGCATGGTCAGTAAAAACACTTATATTTGAATATGAGTTGGGAGATAGAATTTAATGGGAACTGGATATGTAAGGCAGTCAGCAGCAGAAATTGTTGATGGTCAGGTAGCAAATGCTTCTGACTTTAATAATGAATTTGAAGCTATTAAAGACGCTTTTGATGGAACTTCTGGACACTCTCACGACGGTACTGTTGGTGAGGGTCCTCTTATTGATATTCTTACAGGAACATCAGGATCATTTACAGCCGCTCGTGGTGGCTTAACATCTACCACAACCGCCCCAACAGCCACAGATGACACTCCTGACTATGTTGTAGGAAACCTCTGGGTTAACACAACTACTGATGAAATCTTTATTTGTGTAGATAATACTTCTACAGCAGCTATTTGGCAAAAGCAACAGGGTAAAAGTGTTGCTAGTGCTCCTACAGTTACAAATGATATTACAGAAGGTTATACAATAGGTTACCTATGGGTTGATACATCAACTACTATTGATACCCCTTATTTATGTTTAAGTAATGTTGATGGTGCTGCTGTATGGATTTCATTATCTACAGGAAGAGATAATAATACTACTTCAAACCCTACAGTAAACGACGATATTACTCTTAATTACTTAATTGGTTCTTTATGGACCAACACGGCTATTGGGCTTTCCTTTATATGTACAGATAATACCGATACAGCCGCTGTTTGGAAGCCTATTTCTTTTGGTAAAAATAATTCAACTGGCTCCGCTCCAGGAGTTACTAACGATATTGATGAAGGGTATCTTCCTGGTTCTGTTTGGCTAAACACTTCATCTGGTCAATTATATATATGCTCAGATAACTCTGACGGCGCTGCTGTGTGGTCCAACCAAGGGGCTGCAGGTCAAGTTAAAGTTGATGCTGCTGCTGCTGCTGGGTATCTTATTGATGTTCTTACTGTTGGTGGTGGTTCTTTAACAGATAATGGTGATACCTTAGATATTCCTTCAAGTCCATTAGGATTAACTAATGGTGGTGATAAAACAACAGCTTTTACAGCAGTTATTAATACTAAATACACTGTGGATTGTACTAGCGCAGTTGAAGTAACTTTACCAGCAGCACCAAGTAAAGGAGATATTGTTGTATTATCTAAATATAATTCAGGAAATATAACAATTAACTTAAATAGCTTAAAATATTATGGGTCAACTACAGACCCTACAACTACAGCACAGGGAATTATTATGTTACAATATACAGATACAGCAACAGGATGGATTGACCTATGAGTATTCTTTCAGGGCTTCGCGCATCCCCCCCTATCGAGATTATTGGGCGTGGCACAAAGACCATTCCGGTCCCTGATAATTGCGTCGCCTATGAAATTTATTTGTGGTCCGGGGGTGGCTCCGGTGGGGTGGCATATCACTATGCGAACGGGCGTAAGGCGTCCGGTGGGTCGGCTGGTGGTTACGCGAATATCAAGCGCGTGATGCTTACTGGCGTAACGTCTTTAACTGCCGTTCTCGGTGCGCCGGGCGCTGCGGTTACGGTGACAACAGATACATCAACCAACGGCAACAATGCTTCAAGCAGTACGGTTACGGACGGCACCGTGACACTGACCGTTCCGGGCGGTAAAGGCGGCAAGGCCAACGTCAACACCACTGCGGTAGCTGCGGCTGATCCTGCGTCTACTCCAACCGTCAGTGACAGCGGCGACATTAACACGGCCATTGGCGGAACGTCCGGTGCGAACACGTCTGGCAACGCAACTAAGGACGTCGCAACGGGTGGTGGTTCTGCTGCTGGTCCTTGGGGCGATGGTAAAAATTCCGGCTCTGTCATAGGTGCGTTTACAGGTGCGACAGGCGGCGCGTCGCCCTTTTTTGTCTCGGGTGATGTTCTTGGGGATGGGTTTTGTACGGGTGGGGCTGGTCAGGGCGGTAAGTCAGGTGATGCCACAACAGCCCTTACTCTTGGCGGCGGTGCATTAGGCCCGAGCGCCGATGATGATAGCACAATTCCAGGTGCGGGTGCACCTGTAAGGGCCTATCAGGGTTCCGGGCTTACTGGGGGTCCTTTATTTGTTGCGCGTGGAGCAGGTGCAGGCGGGGAAACTGGTCTTACTACACCTATAGGCATGGCAGGCGGCCCCGGTGGCGGTGGCGGAACTAATATAGGCTCCGGCAGTAGCGCAAGGGCTAAAGGTGCTGGTGGTCATATGGGTGGCGGCGGAGGGCATATTCATAACGGCAGCGGTCTATCTGATGGTTTTAATAATGGTGGTGCTTTTGCAGGTGGCGGCGGTTCTATATTCGCGACGGCTACAACTACTTTTTTCACAAACGGCGGTAAGGGCGGCCTGGGTTCAGGGGGCGGCGCTGCCACTATGAAAACCGGCACATCAGCTACCAGCGGCGAAGGTGGTGAGCCTTACATCTGTGTCATCTTCTTTGTGAGGGATTAAAAATATGACGACTTATGCAAGAATTGTGAATAATAAGACGATTGATGTTGTTGTGCCTGATCCGGCTTTGGTGCCTTGGGCGTCTAACGATGCAGAGTGGCTGGCTAAGTTGTATCCAGACACACATAAGGACTTCGTTGAAGTGCCAGATGGGACTAAAGACGGTGCAATCGACAATGAGGATGGGACCTACATTAACCCGCCCAAAGCCACAACGCCTGAACAACATCCTATAATCTACACAGACCTTGAATTTTTAAGATACGCAAAAGCACAACTCGGAAGTGGTGCGCGTGTCACGGAAATTATTGAAGGTTTCCGTGATCATGCAAGTGGTGAACTACGATATGCTCACACCGAATACGCAAAAGCTAAAAGCTTTACTAAAGAAGCTGTTTCAGAGTTTTTATCTGGAGGAGTTCTTGGAGGTATTTTAACACATGAAGAAAAGGCTTTAGTACTTGACAATTGGCCTAACATATAGTATAATATGTCAGATACAGTAACGTTACAAATACGAGTTGGAGAACGGCTTGCAACTCTTGAAGTACAGGTTAAAGAC